ATCTTGCACGCAGCCTCGACGACCAACTGGTATTTGGCTGCCAACACGAACCAAGTCGATACCGTGGAGCTTGCGTTCTTGTCGGGTGAAGAGTCGCCGGTTTTGACCAGCGAACAAGACTTTGATATCGATTGCTACAAGTACAACGTGCGTCAAACGTTCGGCGTGGCCGCAATCGACTGGCGTGGGCTGTTCCGCAACTCTGCTTGATCTTGATTTGAGATGACCCCTAGCTCCATTGTGGGCTAGGGTTTTCCCCTAAAACAAAACGACTTTGGAGATTTTCAATATGGCCGGTATGCAAGATTTTGAGATTTTTTCTGATGACTTCAATGGAGCGGTGGCAACCTTCCCAACGTCTGCCGATCCAGCAACCGCTTGGCTAGTCGACGACGTTTCCGCAACTGGAACACCAGTCTACACCAAGGGAACCAGTGAAGCGACGCTGACGCTGAACAACGACAGCGATGTGGTTGTTGTTGCGTTGCACTTCAATGATGCGCTCGATTTCGATATCGACGACATTCAGCGTGTCACCATGCGAGTCAAGATTGGAGCCGCAACGTTTACAAGCGGTTCGATTTTGTGCTTCGGTGTTGGCTCGGCACGCAACGACACAGCGAACAGCGTTGCGGCAAACGCTTGGTTTCGCATGGAAGGCGCAAACAGCACGACGCTAGTTTATGCCGAGACCGACGACGGGACTCGCGACGTTGACGACATTTCCACCGGCGTCACGCTCGGCACGACCTACAAAGATTTCGTGATTGACTTCACTGGCGGAAAATCGAACGTCAAGTTTTACATCGATGGCGTTCGCGTTTGTGCATCGCAGACCTTTGATATGTCGGCCTATAGCTCCGGCTTGCAACCGATCATTCAGATCCAAAAGGCTGCGAACACAAATGCCGACAGCGTGGTTGTTGATTACATCGAAATCATTTCACATCGTGGTTGATTATGACACTCCGCCAGATGATCGAAGATGATGCTGCAAAACTTGTATCGACGAGTGATTTCGGTGAATCGGTCGTGTACCGAACTCGAAATAACATCGCACGAACAATAAGTGCAGTCGTTTTTCGGCAACTGGCGGAACTCATAAGCGAAGACGAAAATCGGTCGGTGACAGTGTTCGAGGCGCACGTTGTAAACAACAGCACGCTTGGCATTGCATCGACCGAAATTGACCTCGGCGGCGACACGCTTGACATTGCCGAGCGAGTCGACAAGACAGCCAGACCGAGAGCCATTGTGCAGATTCAAGAGCAGGACGAAGGGATGCTTGTACTGAGATGCCAGTAGCAGAGCCAGATATTGTCGAAATTCTCGAAACGATCGAAGAACGACTCAGCCATCTTTTGGCCGAAGAGATCGTGATTCCAAGTCGCGAGAATTACGACGATGGCGATATTGGCATTCCGCAGAGTCCGAAGGATAAGCAGATCGTTGTTAGCCTTGGAGATTGCACACGCATACCGGAGTTGGACTTGCCAGGAAATCCTCCGAGGGAATGCTGGGAAATCGACTACCGAATCCGATTACGGCTGATGCCAAGCGAAACCGATCAAGAGTCGATTGACAAGAAACTGATTCGTTTCGTGCGTGACGTTCGGCGTGCGATCACAGGTGCAACGGCCTACGATCCAGAGTGGTACACGTTCGGCGGCGAAGCGATTGATGCGGCGTGGGGATCAACGATGCAGCGATTGATACACGACGGCACAAGTCAAAGCGATGGCTATGTGTTGTCGCTGCTTGTTCGGATTCGTGTGGCTCCAGGTGCCTTATGATTTCGATGAACATTCAGGCCAAAATCGGAGAACTGGAAAAGGCACTCGGAGAGGATACACCGAAAAAACTCAAGCGTGAAATCAAGATCGCACTAAACGCAGCCGCGAAAAAAACAGAATCGTTGCTGGCGAAAGAGATCTACAAAGAGATCATGGTTTCGCAGAAGGCAATCAAGAAAGACATAAAACAAGTTGATAAAGCTACAGAAGACAAGCTAACCGCAAAAGTTCGGCAAAAAGAAAACGCAAGACTTTCGCTGAAGGAATTTCGGCCACGGCAAAACAAAAAAGGCGTTCGCTATCGAGTCAGTCGAAAATCGGGCGGCAAGTTTATCGCAGGAGCGTTTATTTCCGAAGCACTTGGCGGACACGTTTACAAAAGAGTCGGCAAAGCGAGAAAGCCGATTGATAAAAAAGATGGTGTATCGCCTTGGGGCGTAACGGTCGTGAACAACCTCGACAAGCTCATTGTGGAGCGAGATATCGAGCCAACGCTAATCAAGCAGATTGAGCGACGAATCCGAGCAGTCAATTTCAAGAAATCGCAAGGGTAAAAATAGATGCCACTACTGAAAAAAATTCGTACGCTTGCCGCGAAGATCGAAGCGACGCCAGGAACTGCTGAATCACTAACGGCCTCGGAAGGTGTTTTCAACGCTTACGATATTATGCTTCAGCCATCGATTGCAATGACGGATCGCGAGGGTAGCGGCTCATTTAATTACTTGACTGCAATCACCGAAGGCCAAACGGCCACGGTAACATTCCGAACCGATCTTGCTTGGGATGGAACCGCAACCGAGCCAACGATTTTTTCGGTACTCATGCCAGCGTGCGGCTGGACTGAAACAACGAACGTCTGGAAACCACGAAGTGAGGCACCAGGCACGAACGTCAAAACGCTGACGCTTGGCGTGTACGTCGATGGCCTGCTCAAGACGATCAAAGGTGCAGTAGGCACTTGGGTCATGACATTGCCGACGGGCCGGATGATTACGATCGAGTGGACGTTTACCGGCGTTTACGTTGAGCCAACATCGACAGCGATCATCGCACCGACGTACCCGACGACGAATCCACTAAAGTTCACGTCGGCTGCCGCTTGCACGTTTAATAGCGTGGCATTGCCGGTCGAGCAAATCACGATTACCGCAGGCAACGAGGTTATCATGCTTGAAGATCCGACGCAGGCCAGCGGATTCATTCACGGCATCATCGTCGATCGTCGGCCAACGATACAAGCAAATCCTGAATCTGTTCTGGTTGCGACGCAAAACCGGCACAATATCTGGACCACCTACACGCCGTACGCGATTCAGATTACGCTCGACGGTCCTTCTACCTCGACGCTAGGAATTACTGCACCGAAAGCACAGATTCTCAATATCCAAGAAGCGGACCGCAATCGCGTTGTGGTGGATGATATTGAGTTCTTGTGCACGAAAAACGGCGCAACGCAAAACGAAGAATTGTATTTTACCTTCACACCGACCTAAGAGGGTTTATGGGCTTTTTACGACCCGGCGAAGAATACGATATCGAGTCGACGATTGGACCGATCACATGCAAAGCGCTCAGTTTTCAGCAACAGCGCGAATTGATTCGGATTGTCAAAAATCTGCAAACGAACACCGACCCAGAAGAGGCGATGAACCTCGTTGAGAAAATCCTTGAGAAAGCGATTGTGCGTTGGTCGATTGGCGAAGCGTTTTCAGTGGCTCTATTGCTTGAAAAGATTAGTTTCCAAGAGGCGATGGACATTGGAAAGAAGATCACCGAAGGCGGCAAGCTCTCGGAGATAGAAAGAAAAAAGTCAGAATAGCGGCATTGCTTTCGCGTGGCGAGCTCTGCCGAGGTTGCGGGAAAACGTGCTACGAAATATCGACACCAAGCCAGCGAATCGAAATCGAGGATAGTGACGATCCAAGCAGCGTGTGGACGCTTGCAGAATGTCCACGACGATTCGTACAGGAAATAGTTGACGAAGTGAATCTGGCACAGCTTGCCGACAATCACCTACCAGCGACAGGCGGCGTACTGGATCAGTCGGCATGGTGGGTCGAATTGTGGCTAGCGTTCCGCAGTGATTGCAGTCAGATTGACCAAGACAGAATAGAGCGAGAAAGACGGCATGGCTGACGTAAACATAGTTATCGGCGCTCAAGACATGGCATCTGGTGTCATGAAGAATATCGCAGCGCAAACCAAGATAATGCGTCTTAGTGTTGAAAAGATGGCTGATGGTGTGGTTACTGCCACAAGGTCGATGACAGCAGCATTCAGCGGTCTATACACAACACTTGGTCCGTTGCTTGCGGTTGTCTTAAGCATGCAGGCCGCATTTGCGATATTTCGATTTGGCGCAGCTTCTATTCAGGAATTTATTGCCGCAGGAACGCCAGCAGGCGTGGAGCTAAAAGAATCGCTCGATCTTGCTAATGTCGCGCTCAGAAACATGATGGTTGTTATCGGGTCTGTACTGGCTCCAGCGGTGCAAGTTGCAGCAGAAATTTTTATGGTGCTTGTGCAGGTCATTGCACAATCGCTTTCGCCAGCGGTTGGTGGGATGCAAGCTATCTTCGAGTCGCTGGCACCGTACATTGAAGCATTCAAGGTCGGAATTGTTGTTGCGGTGACGACTGCCGAGGTTGCGTTTAAGAATCTGGGGCCGATCGTACAGTTTGCATTGTCGGCGTTGCAACTTAAATTTCTCGGAATGGCCGAAGACGCAAAGCACACATTTACGGTCGTGATACCGTCCTATATCAAGTGGTTCGGCGAGAACGCCTATAATCTCGTGCGTGATGCAGCGGTTGGCATGGCTACAGTGCTAACAAATTTTGGAAAGAACCTCGGCGAGTTCGGCGCTGCAATCTATATGTGGGTTTCAGGTGGCATGAAGGGCGGACTCGATGGGCTAATGAACCAACTCGGCCAGACAATGATGGTCGGACTTGCGGACGGTTTTGAGGCACAGACGCAGGCATTGCCAGAGATCGCAGCGAGAAAACTGACGGAATCAGAGCAAGCATTGATTATGCAGATGAATACGATCGGGACGAATGTCGGCAATGAATTTACCTCGACACTGCGTGATCGCATGTCGGCGCTACGAGCTCCTGGTCTGCCATCAGTGGAGCAAAAGAAGGAAGAAGAGAAGCAGAAGAAAGCCACTGAAGGATTAGCAAAGGTCGCAGAGGCTCAGGCGTCGATTGCACAGCAGTTAACCGCCAGCGAATCGCGACTACTAACGCGCGGACCTAGTGAAGGCCCGATGCAGTCGGTTGCGCAAGCCTCGCAAAAAACCGCAGAGGCAGCCGAGAAAACCAGCCAGTCGAGTGATCGAATGGTTGAACTGCTTGAGCAGTTGCTTGCACGCAACTTTATCGTGGCGGAGGCTGTCTAATGCCAGTCGATAGCGTAACGCGCATGTGGTCGAGGTTCGGTAGCAGCTTAACTCGACAAGAAAAAAAGAAGGCTCGCACGATCCGCGATTCATATCAAGTGGTTCATACTGCCGATACCGATCCGGGCGAGATCGAAGCAGCCGCAGGGATTCCGCGAATCGGCGATAACTATCCCGGCCTGATCTATGTTTATTGCGATTCGATTGAGCTATCGCCAGTGTCACCGATCTTTACTATCGTTAGCGTGTCCTACAAAGGCGAGATCGGCCCGGCAGGTGATGAGGATTCGCCACTCAATGCACCGCCGGAAATATCGTGGAGCGACACAGAGACCGACGAGCCAACCGACGAGGATATCAACGGAAAACCGATTGTGAACGTCAACGGCGAACCGATCGATGGTGTGACAATGAAGATTGCCGATAACATCGTCACGATCAAGCGAAACTTCCTCACGTTCAATCCGTATGTGACAGGCTTGTATCGTCACAGCGTATCGTCGGATTCGTTTTTAGGTTATCCGCCAGGAACGGCTCGATTGATTCGCTACAGTGCGAAAAATACGTTCTACAACGACAACCAATCCTACTGGGAAGTTACCGGCTCGATTCAGTTTCGGTTAGGCATTCGCACGACAGACGACAAAGCATGGTACAAGCGAATCCGCAATGAGGGCTTTTACGAAAAAGTCACCGATTCGTTTTCGTCGCAGCAAATCATTGTGCAAGCCACAGACGGCAACGGAAAGCCGGTCACGAAACCGGTGCTACTGAAAGCCGATGGCACTCGCGAGACGAATCCCGATAACGCACACTGGCTTGAGTTCCAGGTTTATCGTTCACTTCCATACCAAGGGCTAGGGTTAATCTGATGGCTGATTTATCGATAACAGCAGCGAACGTCAAAGCAGGTTCCGCATCGACGCGCGTGCAGCTTGTGCAAGCAGGCGAGGCAATCGACCAAGGCGAACCGGCGTATCTCGCAAGCGATGGCAAGTATTACCAGACCGACGCAAACGATACCGCAGTTAAGGCACAGGCGAAAGGAATAGCAATCACGCCAGCGTCAACCGATGGTTACTTTCTGTTAACAGTCGATGGATTGGTAAATCTAGGCGCAACATTGGCGGTTGGTCAAATCTATGTTTGCTCGGCAACGAAAGGCGGCATTGCACCGTATGCTGATTTGACAACCAATGATTTTGTGACGATCCTCGGTGTCGCTACAACAACGGCACTGCTCGACATTAACTTGCTCGTGAGTGGAGTGCAGAAACCGTAATGACTCGCGTTGGTGTTTTTGCATCGCCAGATGAAGCTCGCGAGTTCAAGCAATTGCTTTTGCAATTGCGTGCAGCAGGCTTTGCGCTGAATGCAGGCAAGCGGCAAGCGGCGGTGTTTGAGGCACCGCAAGAATTTGTTGTTGCGAACACCACCAGCGAAACCGTACCACCGTTCGCCGTGATGCAGTGTATCAGTTATCAAGACGGTGCGATCGAGATCCAGAAGCCAGCGGACAGGTACGGGCAGTCTGGACCGTACTTGATAAACAGCGGTCGAGAAATCAAAGCCAACGAAAGAGGCGTCGGACGCAACATCGGGCCGATCACAGTGCACACTGACGGCAGCGCCGATACTGAGCTACAGCGACTATCAGCAGAAGCGGACGAGTGGTTTGCGATCCGCAATCCAGCAGGCAACCTACTCTACCTCGGCGACAGCGAACTGCGAGACAGCGGCGATTGCGTATTTGCGATCATCGATGGCTATCCGCAAGTAATCGTTTGCAAGACGGGTGGAACCGGTATTGCGGCAGCAAGCGGCAGTGGACCACGAACGATGGGCTCGGCGGAGTGCAGCATCTTTGAAGACGATGGCACCGGCGTGATGACGGACAGCACAATTGACGAGGACATTTACAACATCATGTCAACATCGGTCGGTGCAAATGCGTTTATTCTTGCGTCGCGCAACGATCGCGGATTGTGGGTCGTCACAGCCGAGGACTGTCCCGCATGAAAAAGTTCAGCCCTGGTTGTCTTTGCTGCGGCGGCGACTGCACTGATTCATGTTTTTTTCCGTGCACGGGCGGCGATGATTTGACGGATTGTTCGGTGTGTGGAATCGACATCCAGTTGCCAACGCCAGATACAACCGGACTCGATCCGCTGGTGATTCCGAATCCAGGTTGTCCCGACGAGGCACCGTGCTTTACGTGCTATAAGTGGTTCGATCGTCTCTTCAATTTTTTTCACGTTGGAGGCGATGCCAATGATCCGCCACCAGGAAACGTTTGCAACGACTGGAGCTATACTTGGGATATCAACTTTCTTGGGACGGATATCTACTACACAGAAGATGGCGCAATTAGGATCATTAGAATCGAACCATGCTGGAACTCAAGAGACTACAACTGCCCTTACGAAAACAATCTCGACCTGTTCGCGTGTGATAGCTCCAACGTTGCACTATCAACACCTTGGGTCACAAAAGGCGCACAGGCAAATATCACGCTATCAGGCAACGAGTGGAACGGCACATGCGGAAAGCTAACGGTTGTAGTTCATTATGCGGCGGTTGAATGGCAAATAGGCCAATCAACAATTCCTATCGGCGATCCTGAAGAGTGCGTCGATCCGAAGTGGACTGAGTTTGTCCACACGTTCGAGCTTGACTATTGCACGTGCAGTGACCTATTTAACGCTTTCACCTATGTATCGACGACCACAACTGATTCGTGTGCCGGTGCCGTTGATGATCCGTGCAACTTCGCAGGCGCAACAATTGCACTAAAACAGCGGCCTGACAGGACGGCATATTGCAATGTTTGTGCATGTCTAAACTGTCCAGGTATTCGCTCGGATGAAATCGCGGTATCGATTTCCGGCCCGGTAATCAATGGAACATTTATATTGACCGGTTCGCTAGCATCCGATGGCTATCAGTTTTCGTGCTTCTATCAGTACGATCAAGACATTGCGGCTTGTCCAGAAATCCGCGATTTGCAAGTATTTATTACGTGCCTTTCGTGCGATTTATTCACCGCAACTTTGGCAATATCACACGTCAGCAACTATGTCATTTGGGGCGGCAAAGCAGATCCCTTTGGTTGCGATGATACACCAGTTTTCGAGCAAGTGAATGTCAACAATGGAACACCGCCATGCCAACTCAACGACCACACATTTCAGTTGTCCTTCGTGTCATCGTAGGTACGGACTAAAAGTTAAGGTACTACCGTTCTTTTGCCCTTGCGGTGC